GTTGATTATTTCATACGCCTTTGGGTTAGATGTCCCATAATCCAATAACAATCTTTGATTTTTGCCATCTGGGTAAGTTTTGTCAAACAAAGAAGTTTCTGTGTCAAATGATAGTTTTATAGATAGCTGCCCATCACCAAGCGTCATTTGGTTGGTCGTACCTGTTGTGGTTACACCAACCGCTGAACTTTCAACGATGCAGGGGCGAGAAGTAGGCTGTCCCGTGGAGTCAAGAAAAGAGAGGTTATAATTACACCGATCCATTTTCCCACCATATCTTATTTGGGTGTTAGCGTCTATTTCAGTAATAAGCCATTTTATACCATAGCAATCAACAACATCGCCAAGAGAAAAAGTTTCGCTCGGACGTGCAAATATTTTTTTTCTTCCATCTTCTTTATCTTTTAAAACTAGCAATCCTTGTATAGATCCATTAACAAGAGCGTTTGCTTCATAATCCAAGGGATTGCTAAACTCTCTTTCGATTACCCGCCGAATTTCAAACAACTCTGTTTCTTTTTGCCCAGATGAATCATACGCATTATTTATTTTCTTTACATACGAAAGAATATCTAAACTCATACATCACTCTCCTGATATAAGGAGTGAATGATTTTTTTTCGTGCCCCAGTAAGCCGGTTACGAGATGCATATGCCCTTATTTTTTTATCGTTGTCTGTCTGGACTTTTGTAAACATATCAACAAATGTTTTTCTTTCATTGGCGGGGGAATGGATTTGCTTTAAATCCTGTGCGGTTAAATTTTCTCTATACACCCTCAACTTTGCAATATCTCGTTCAAGATAAAACTCAAACATCAGACTTCCCAATAACGTTATTTCAGAAGAAGTTAAGTCAAAATTAAATTCTGCCAAAGTGTCATCAAAATCATAGAAACTCACGTCTGGGGTGCAACTTAACGTCAACTTACTAATAGAATCCTTTAAATACCCACAGGCTCTTTCTTTGGCGAGGCCTAACGCCTCATCTGAAGACAAGTTGAAATAATTAAAAAAATCGGGATCTTGTTCTATCTTTTTAAAAAATACAATATAAGGCAATTCAAATGAAGTCGACATATTTCACCCCCATTACGCTATTTCGCTTTTGGTGATTTGCTTGCAACCTTGGTCTTCGGTGCAGATGTATCCTTAGCCGCATCTTCTTTAACTTTTTGTGATTTTGCAAGCTGATCAATCGTTTTTTGCATTTCTTTGAGTTGATTTTCCATAACCTCATTTTTTTCTTTTAAAGAAATAACTTCTTCGGAATCAATACTGTCCATAGCCACATCCATTGGGCGTAATTTAATTTCGGTATTGTAAATATTTCGTTGAAGTTCTTTATGCCGTGACTCAATGAGATTAATCACTTTATAAGAAAGATCATATCTGCCGGAATTTTTGAGTTTGATCATCATTCCTCTAATCCTACCAAACGTCATGTTGTCTTTAATTCCAAGTAATTTATTTAACTTTTCTACAGATGGTTTTAAAAGCATATCTTGGATATCGGTGTTGGATAATATTCCTTTCCATTCAAAAATACCCAGAGCGTTATATATTTCTTCTTGTTGTTCTGGTTTAAAAAATAAAAGACCAGTTCTAAAGGCGTTGGATTGGCTATTAACAAATTCAACATCAGAATAAGAAAGAGTAGCTCTTGTGGGTACACCGTCATCTGAGGGGTCTAAAACGTGGGTTCTGTGAGGCGTGGGTATCATAAGAGTAAACTCGTTATAATTAAGTACGGTAATGGCCGAGGTATCAGATAATGCCATTAATTAATTCTCCTTTTTCATAAAAGTTGGAACTGATATTTCTACCAGCTCCAACTAATTTATTTTTTGTAGTTATTCCAATAAAAAAAGACCCCTTAAAAACTGAGTCATCTCAAATATAGAATAAAGTTATTTTTAAAATTAAGCAGTGAAGGTAATTTTACCAACTTTTTCAGGTCTGCTAATAGCAGTTCCAAATTCAAAGCCAGTGATTTTTAAATCAACTTTTTCTTTATTATTATCCATAGTTTCAAGAACACGAATTTCTCCACGCATATCCAAAGTACCAATTTTACCAGCTACACCAAAAATTACTTTGTCAGGGACAAGTAAAGAATTATCGGCAGCCCTTTTAGCTTCAGAAATGCCAGCGATTTTCATGCCACCATAGAAATTAACAAGACCATATTTGTTGTAATCTTCTTTCATACTATCACTCATAAATGCAGTGTAGCCACTAATTTTGGCAATTTGTTGTGCATATTTAGAAAGAGAAAAAGTGAAGGGTTCGTCGCCACTCATTACTCTATCAATAACGTATAAAGAAAGTTTATCAATAGAAGTTTGATCCAATGTGCTACCAGTAATACCAAATACTTGAGTACCGCCAGAAATGGCTGTATCAAGAATAGAGAATACATCGGCAATCATGGAGTTGTGGAGGGTTTCTTCTGCAAACATAGTGAGATTTGCAATGGATTTAAAACCATTTTGACGCAATGCGGCATAAGGTACGGAAGTTTCAACTTGTTTGTGTTTCCAAGTAGGGGTAAACACAGCATTGTCAATATAACTTTTATCAACATTGCCACCTTTAGCAGCATCATAAGCAACTAGTGTGTTTTTAGGGGTTTCATTAAGTACGTAGTCATCAAACTCACCAATAGAGCCACGTTCAAACATAGCGTCCAACAAAGCATCTGGTTTATCATATACTTCGGGAGCGATAATTTTAGTAATATAACCTGCAATTTCCAAATTGGGATCAGAACCTTTTGTACCAATTTCTTTTGCCCATGCGTCAACAACGCTGGAAATTTCAGTTTCTTCAGTGGTAAGACTTCTATTATATGTAACTTTGGAAGCCCAATCATACATTTGGCCTTCTTTGTTCATTAATTCTGCGATTTCAAATTTAACAGACATTTTTATTCCTCCTTGTTATTATTTTAATTAAGCTACAGTGTGAGCATCAATGACTTCGATTTTGGTCAAAGTGCGAGTACCATCTGTATATGTCCCACGGCAAACGAATTTAGAAACGCCGATAGTTACTTTTATAAATTTACCAGAAGTAGCCACGCCAAGATAATCGCCAGCGGCCAATTCACCTGTGGTTTGATCAGTTGCGTATTTTTCGCCAGCTACAGGTGCGATAAGAACTACACCTTCGCCAATTGCAATATTTTCATAAGCGGTGTTATAATCAGAAATTTCACCTTGGACACTCAAAAGACCAGTAGGAATACTTTCTTTTGTTGCCAAGAAAATATTTTCGCAAGTTGTAGCAGCAGGAAGAACGGCTTCCCCATTATTTTTTTGAACACCCATACCTCTTACGAGAGCAACATCAGCAACATAAGTTGCATCAGCATTTTTACCATTAACAGTTTGTATTTCTCTAAGCATTATTTTTCTCTCCTTTTTCTTTTACTTATTTAAAAAGCTTTTCATAGCTGCCAAATAGTCAACAGAAGTTTCTTCCGTATTAGAAATGTTGGCTTTAATTTGCGCAACTTCTGTTTCTTGCGTTTCTGTGGTTTGAGATGAAACTTCGGTAGTTGTAACCTCTAAAGATTCCATGAATTTTTCAGCAATAATAGTTTTAATACCAGCTTCGTCTACATTTTCAATCAAATTTTTAATTGTTTCAGAAGACAAAATATCTTCCTCAGAAATGTATCCACTTTTAAGTGCGTAAGATTTTAAAGTTTCTCTTTGTTCGGAAAGTTCTTTTTCAATACGATCTTGTTCCGATTTTTCAAATTTTTCTTTAAAAGGGGCAAGATCAGAAAGCTGAGTTTTCATACCTTCAATAGCAACGCTGGATTGAATCAAAGCTTCGTTTTGTACATTAAGTTTGGTTTGTAATTCCTCAATAGTGGAATTGATTTGAGCTACAGAAACAGTTAATTTAGATTCAACTGGTTCACTAACTGTAACTACATCATTTTCAACAGAATAGGTGAAGGTAATAACATCTAACTCACTTTCTGCATCCCACAATTGCACCCAAACTATTTTTTCAACAGGAAAATGATATGTAATACAAATATCCCATCTATCTTTATTTAATTTTTCAGCAATTGCTTGTCTAAGAGCCACTCTTAAATCGAATTCTGTAAGTGCCGCAGATTCAGTAGGTTTGCCTTCTTGAGAAACAACCGTAGCTTCTATCACGGGTTCTGTAACTTCAGTTTGAGTAGGTTTATTCAAAATTTCTTCCTCCTTTTCGGGTTTAATATTTGCAATATCATTATTTATAGCAACAATCAAATCTTGGATATTGTCTTCGTTGTTACTTGCTACCTCTAAAACTTGGCTTTCTTTATAGGCGGGGGTTATTTTTTGTCCAAGCAGAGTGTGTCCAATAAAACACCCTTCGTCAATTACTTTTATTTTGCGGCCATTGATCATTTCTGTGTGTGACTTTTTAACAGCAATTTCCCAAGAAGTAGAAAGTGATCCTTCAGCAAGCCTTCTTTTTACGACTGCACAAAATTCAGGGAATCTCTTCCATAATTTTGCAGTTGCTATGATGTAATCTTTTCCTCTGATATTTTCTATAGCTACGTCAGTGAAAACACCCATAGCAGAAGTATCAAACCTACTATCTTGATATAAGTTCCCATTTTCAGAAACACGCTGTACTACATAAAAATTATGTCCTTCAAAATCGCAGTCCCCTGCATCAGAAACTCCAATTTTGCCCAATAAAGGCTGATTAACCAGCGTGTCTATCCAGTTACTTATGGTTTTTCTATTCAATGTAACATCATTGCCATTTGGATCAAAAGAACAGATAATTAATTTTGCCTCAAGAGTTTCTGTATCTTCAATAACTTGACTATACAAAAGATTTTCGTTTGATATCGCAATGTTTTCGTTATCCATTTTTCTCGTCACCCCCTTTTGTCATGGAGCTGAGTTCTATCCCAAAAGTATTTGCTAATTTATTTTCTATATCAAAAAAGACAACAGCATCATCGCTATTGTCATCAGGTATAGCTATTTTGTTTTCACAACAAGGGCAAATTATATATCTCATTTTTTGCCCCCATTTTTCTCTTTGTCATAGTTTTGCTTATCTGGGTTTTCTGGGGTTTCATCTTTTGGCCTCCCTGTATCTAACGAGTCGCCACTTGAAGTATAAGAGGTGAGGTGAGGACTGAAAATTTCGTTGTAATTAAGATTGTTTTCTTCCTCTCTGCGTTGTTTTTCATCTTCCACTGAAATCCCAAGAATCTCAAAAGATGTTTTATAGCTCGCCCCCATTTTAGAATAAAGTAATTCAACTAACGATTTTTTTACATCAAAACTCATTTGTTCAGAATCAATTATTTTAATAGAAGGAGCGTATGCTTTATCAAACCCACAGTCTTGTAAAATATTTGCATACCACTTATAGAAAATATCTTCCAGTTGTTCCGAAATTTTATTTATAGTAAGCATTAATTGATCTACCGAAATATTAGCAGTAGATACCGTTTGTTTTCCTTCTTGGCTAAGAAAACCTATTCCCAAGCAAGTCATAACCCTGTTTCTATATTGATTCACAATATCCACATTGGTCAATTCATTTGAAGGCTCTACATACTCAATACTATCAACATACGCAGGAGGAGTAACTACCACCGTGGGCATTTTCCACGCCTCCATAAGATTTTCGTGAGCATATGCCATTTCTTCAAATGCGTCTTTGTCCCCATCATTGCCGAGTAATTTTTCTCTTAATTTCTGGACAATTATTTTTTTAGCTTTGGCCTTAGTGTTCACTCTGTCAGCAGCCTCAAATGTATCCAACATTAAAATAGGGGAGAGTGCTCTAAAAATAGGACTAAGCCCATATTTTTTATTTAGATTACCAATCCTCAGTATGCCAGAATAACGAATATCTAGTATCGCATAATCCTCTTTGGCTATATATGCATCATAGACTTCCTTTGGATAATTGGCCAAAATCTCTTTTTCTACTGTTTCAAAAAACAAAGCTTTTCCTTTTTTGCTTTTTATCATGGTTTTTCTCAAGCGACTTACCAATTCTTTGATGTTTATAAGTAAAATAGGCTCTCCATTAACTTCGTAATCACTAACCACAGCAACGCCAAGGGGGTAGTAATCAATCACAAAATTGCCCTCTTTATTGCGCAAATACATACAATATGTGCCCTCGTTGTAGGTGAGGGGGATGGAGTTCCTTATAATTTTCCGCAAGTGAATTTGTTCATTAAAATCATCAATAAAATTCCTTACTTTTTGGGAAGTTTTTTGTTTATTTCTTTGTTGCGAAAAATCCCTATATGATAATTTGAAATTTGTATTAACATTATTTTCAATAGAAGAAGCTGTAATTCCAATTAAATCATTTTTATTGATTTGTTTACGCACGATGTTGTTAATTTGTAATACGTTTCTAAGGTTGCTTTGCGGAGAGTCTGCTAATAACTCTATTAACTCTGGAGTAAGCGACCCTGCGACACTCCCCCCATCAGAAAGATAGGCGGAATACTGTCTATTTCTACTATCGTATTTATCAAATGCTTCAGCCAACCACTTTTTTCCTTTTTTGTCTACCGTCAAAATAACTGTATCTTCGTTATTTTTTGAAGCATATACAACATCAAAATTTTCTGTTTCAGACATATTTTGCCTCCTTTCTAAAATGATACCGCTGATACACAATATTGTACTTTAGAGAAATCAGCCTTTTTTGTTTTCTTAAACAAATCTTGCTCTAATAAAGAAGCGAAGTAATTTCCATAACTTAAAGAACTATATCTATCTTTCCGATTGCCGCTTGCTTCTCTAAGTCTTACGTACCCCGAATTTTCCAAGACTTCGTACTCAAGACTTAATAATTCGTTTATTAAAAAGGTAGTTTCCAAATAAGGATATTCAAAGAAAAACTGATCTTCCGCTGGTAAATCATAATAATTAGTTACCCGCCTTTGGATTTCCTCAACTGCTTCATTTTGATTAATAAGCAACTCAATTCGTTTGTTACTCAAAACTTCTCTCATTGTTCCAGCAATCATACTATTAAGCTTGGCACTACCATTAATGACAAAAATAACCGGCAATGAATTTTCAATCCTAATTCTATTGCCTACATCATCATCATTCATACACGTCCAAGGACGATATTCTTTGTCTCGTTCTTCGTCATACAAGATTTTAGCCAAAGAATCGTAAATACTAATGCCTGCATTGCCTTTATCTAAAACACAAAAGTCAGCATCAAAATCTTCAAATAACTGTTTTATTCTGACCGCCTGCTTGGAAGTTTCTCCGCCTTGTAAAGCTTCGATATAGGGAACTTGCCGCTTATATCCTTGTTCAATGACAGAACCCTTGCCCTCTAAGTGAGACTCTAATGTCTCTGGCAAAAGTCTAATACAGGTAAAAACAGAGTTGTCATTATGGTCGTTTTCAATCATTGCAATGTCGCAAGCTATAATTCTTTTTTCTCCCGCAATACGAGGAATAGAAAATTTGTTTTTCTTGTTGGAAATGTAGTCAATATTTTTTCTAGGATAAAATGCTTTTTTGAGTTTTTGATTTACGTTTAAAATATCAAAAGAAAAATAAGCATGCATATTTTCGGAAATCATTTGATTTTCGTATTCTATTGCCCATGAAATAGGGTCTAATTTTTTTCGTTCTTTTATTAATTGCTTTCGTGTCCTAAGATTGTGTTTTAATGTAATGCTATAATCCATAGCTAAAATACACGACGTGTTATTTTTTAAGCTATCATTTTTTATAACATTAATTAAATTCCACATCCAATGACTTTGAAACCACGAAGAACTAATCCATACTTCTATTGGTTCTTCTGATAAATGTGTATATTCTTCACATTTTAAATAAGGGGCAGGGCGAACAATTAAAAAAGGAGAGAGGACGCTATCAATAATTTCTTTTTTAATCATTCTAAATTCTTCATAGATTATTATATTAGCTCTGTGGCCTCTCGCATTATCAGTAGCAGGCACTACTACGATAGAACTGCCGTTTTTAAAAATAACTTCTACGTCATTATTGCTGTCTTTAATCGTAGAAATCTCTTTTCTTAATATGGGAGAGTCTCTTAATAACTCTTTTTTTATCTTTTCAGAAACAATGAGTTTGGATTGCCCCTTTGTACCCGAAGCTATTACTATTTGCGAGTGAGGATATAATATTGCTTTACAACAAGCGAAAATAGCAATTAAATACGATTTGGCTGCGGCACGAGAGGCGATTAAACATATAGTAGGGAATAGGTTCATTAAATATAAAATAATGACCTGATACAAATGCATCTCCAGCCCTAAATAATGTTCAACAAACCTATGTAAGTTTCTTTTATAGAAAGTCGCCCACTCAATTAAGTGATTAACATTTTCCTGCTTCCCTAAATATGAATCCTTTGGGAACTGAGAGGAAAGACGGGATTGTTTTTTGTCAAGGGTTGCCATTATTCATCACCGTCTTCGTCAGCAGACAAGTTGTACTCGCTATCCATATCTTTTGACCCTGTTAAAAGATTTTTCAATGGTCTATACATAAACCTATCAATATAATCTTTGAGTCCGTCAAAATCAAAATATTTTTTCTTATCAGCGTAGTATTCGGCTGGGGTATGCCTTTCTATACTACTTAGCCAAACGCCAAAAACAGCATTTGGGTCATTTGAATCGTTTGTGCTATCAGAAGGCTTGAGCTTGGCACTACCTAACAATGTGTTAAAAGAAGCCATTAATTGTTCAAGTTTGTCTCCTTTTTGTAATGCTCTTTGAATTTGGATTTGAATAATACACATATTTTTAAGCAATTCTTTTTGTGCTTTATCTTTACATTCGTATTCTTTAATCCAATCTTCGTATTGATCCGAAAGTTGTTTATACTCAGAATTTGAAAAGCCATACCCAAAAAACTTAATGGTCTTCATGGTAACAGTGATTTCATTATTTATTTTCCCTGATTCTGCATCACCTGCGTCACTAATAGCAGATCCGTCTTCTTCAGCGATGGTATCATCGTATGTTTTTCTACCCCCGCCCCATTGATCAAAATTAAGGTTAGAAAAATAAGCACCTAAAAGAAAATCTATCCCTTTTCCTTTTTTGGCAACTTTATGTAAGTCTCTGTTGTAATAAATATCCCACGCTTGACATATCCTCCGCATTGCTTTATATTCACTGTCATAATCATTATCATATTGCTTTAACTCTTTTTCTAAACAACCCTTACAAGTAGGAAGAAAACCATTGTTCCCAGCGAAACGAGGACTTTTACTTGGGCGAAAGTTGTTTTTTTGTACAGAATAAGGATGCCCACAAGTACAACATATAAATTTTTCTTCCGAATCATCTTTTTTTGGTTTTTTTGTGGGTGTAATTTTTTTTGCTTTCACCACAATATTTTGTCACCTTTCTTTTGGGTTTTTACATATAAAAAAAGCACCGTTAGGTGCTTTAGTTCAAATAAATCAACTTCGTTTTATCTTCAATAAGATCTCCGTCTTTATCTTGACACATATAAAGAAAGCCTTCTTTTTGCGGATCTGATAATCTCCCAGAAGCATATCTCATCTTTTCTGTATCACAACAAGCACCTTGCTCAAACAGGTTAATAAAACCATTTTTGCTATGTGCAGTACGATGGGTATGCCCCAAGACAACCGCCGAAAATCCATCTGGATCTATCTTAAAAAAATGGTTCATAGCTTTTTCACAAGTTTTTAATGTACCACTGGAAAACGCAAACGGGTGAGCAAACCACGTTTTACCAACCTTGGTTTTCCAATCCCCCGTGTATTCAATGTCAATGTCATTAAATACTTTTTGAATTGGTTCATACCACGTTTTTGTACGATTTCGTTTATCGTAATGATGAAAACCATCTACAAACAACAACTCCAAGGATGTATCCGGCATTAATTCCAATACCTCTGTGTCCAGATGTTTGCATAGATAAGAGGAAAATCTCGCATCATGATTCCCCGTAGTTACAACCACTTTTTTAGGTTTAATAAATTCAATTAAATCAATTAAATATTGACGACCTTGAATAATTTCTTCCATAGGGTTGACCCTATATTGTTTAGGGAATTTGCTAAGTTGGTGGCAATCTACAACGTCGCCATTTATAACCAAAATATCAGTTCTATTTTGATAGTCTTGAAAAGTTGTGATTGGAAGTTGGTAGGGGATATGTAAATCAGAAATTGCAAGAATTCGTGTTGCAATGCCTACAAGATTTTTTTCTTTTTCATATACCCGTCCTTGATTGAACGCCGCCCAAAATTTCCGGTAGGTGCTTTCACCATAATCATTCCCATTTTCACGGTTGAGAAGTTCAGCTATTTGATCGCAATTTAATCCATATTCTCGCTTATTTTCAAATAAACGAACAAGGTAATCTATGTATTCCTCGTTTTCATTCATGTTTAACATTCCATCAAAATTCAGAACAACTCATCCTTTCACTACTCTATTTTTTTCGTATTGGGCGATTAGCTTTTTAGCCATTCTAGTTTCCTCCACATAATGTTTGTTTACCGTTGGGTGAATGTGGGTAGAGGGGGAGTGCTTACGAATATAGTCCGCAAGTTCTTTAGAAATTTCTTTCAATTTTTTATTATCATCCTTTTTAAATTATTTCTTTACAAATGTTTTTAATAGTGGTATAATAAAATATTATACCTATTTACCTTCATAATATAGAAAAAAATAAAAGGCCTGAAATCGTATGATTTAACAGGCCTTTTATAAAATCTCTATTTAAATGGTACTGTATAAAATTTTACTTCTTATTATCCTTATAGTAGCGTTTTGCGTTTTGATTAATGATATTTTTGCGATATTTTTTATAACAACTGGGACATCTGGTGGTCTGGTTGTCCAATGAATTAACTTCAAAACTAATTTCACAATCCATACAGGTAATAATTTTTGTTCCAACTGGGACATATGTAGAAAGGTGTTCTTTGCAGTATTCTTGACAGTTGCTCCGAGACTTAAAGGGATTTCCACATATTTTGCAAAGCTTTACTCCTTTTATATTATTATAATAATCAAAATACCAGCCAGCATCTTCATATTTTTTAACTGAAAACATAACTTTAGATCCCGTAGGTATATTGTTTATAAAAGCCAACTCAATTAAACCTTGGTGTTTGGCTAAAACTAACCCCGCCTCATTTAGATGATAAATAATATCTTCATTAATTTTTACGCCCTGTGGGAGTTTAGCCATTTTTTTGACTTCTCCATACTCCTTTCTTCCGCCCTTAAAATATATATTGTTCAAAACTTCCCCGTTTTTAATTTTATATACAGCTTTATTGAGTTTGTTTTGAACTAAGAGAGCAAACAAGACTTTTCTGAAGTTGTAGGGGAGAGGCAAACTGTTAATATACTTGAACTCTGCCTTGCGGATAGGTATTTCTGATACAACCACCAGTTTTTGTTTTTTATCCAATCCCCGTGCCAACGATTTGTCTATTAGGCGAAAATGTTTTGCTATATTGAAATCAGGTATGTATTTTTCACAAAAGCTTTCAATTTCATTTTTTCTTTGTTTTGGCTTATACTTTAAAACATCTCTTAAATACAACACAACTAAACGAAGTTCCGTAGGGATATGCTTTGTTTGGAATCCCGCCGAATAAATAAGTTCAGCATATTCCAATTCATTATATTTATAATTTTTCATATTCCCACCCCTTGTAGCTTATATTTTTTGCCAAGATATGATATATCTCCGTTATCGCAAGGAAAGGGGAATACGGGAGGTGTTTTAGTATTTTGTTTTATGTTTTTGAAAATATATAACCCATAAGAATCCCACAAGATGTCTTTTCTGGACGCAGGCTTTTCTTTGTAGTAATAATCAATAAGACAATTAACCGCCACATAAACATTGCTACAAACCTCATTAATCTTATAAATCAAAAAATCATTATCGTCTTTGTACGATATATAAATTTCTTCATCATAATCTAATGGATCTTCGTCGCCAGAAATAGCCAAATTATTGGTTATCATCATATTGTGTCTTTTTATAATCCGCACCACATCATTATATTCTTCCTCGGTATATTCGTACTGGGGGTTTTTATATAAATTGTAGATTTCTGGGTGGGGATTTATTTTTAACTGTTCGCTTATTTTAAAATTTATTTCTTCTATGTAACGACACAATAAATTCATGGGACTGTCACTGTATGTAAGCGGCATATAATCATAAAACCCTTTTAAAAACTCTTTTTGCTCTAGTGTCTTGCGAGATAATGCTTTTAATTTTGCGGTAGTCATTTGAAACTTTTGGTGACACGTCATTTCGTATCTGTCTACAAATTGATTATATTTCTTTTTTGCGTCCGTATATAAATACTTAAAGAAATAAGGTCTTTTTGTTAAAAGAATCCTGTTGTAAAAGTCTTTTTCATCAACTGCATCCGCCGTGTCAGAATCAATAT